AAAATCTTAAAACCCTCTGTTGTGGGGCCGCGGTTGCCCCCCCCCCACGACCCAAACCAAAAACAAAGTAGCATATTTTTCTCGACTTCGAGGAGAAAAACATGCTACTTTGTGTGCGGATAAAGAAAAAATTTTAGGAGGAAGAAAAATGCGAAGTTTTATGGAAATTTGTCGAGATTTAGGCGGCGGGATTTCGGCAATAGGGGTTGCTGATGGCAAGCGACCGACTGATTTACAGATTCTCGAATGGGAATTGAATCGCTGGCTGGGCTCGGAGAACAGGCGGCGCATGCTGGAAGGGCAGGCTTATTATGAAGGGAAGCAGGACATATTACATCAGCGGCGCATGGTTATTGGGCGCGGCGGCGAGCTTGAGCCTGTGCGGAATTTGCCGGACAACAAGCTGGTCAACAATCAATATGGCAAGCTTGTGAATCAGAAAACGGACTACATGCTGGGGCAGCCGATAACCTGGGAGGTTGAAAATGCTGATTTTGGCGAGGAACTGAAGGGGGTTTTTGACCGGCGTTTTTTGCGGCAGCTGAAGCGGCTTGGCAAGGATTGCTACAATCACGGGATTGCGTGGCTTTATCCGTATATTAATGCGCATGGTGAGCTTAAATTTCGGCGCTTTCCGGGGTATGAAATTTTGCCGTTTTGGATGGACGCGGAGCATACTGCATTGGAGTGTGCGCTGCGTTTTTATATGGTGGAAAATTGGCAGAATGGGCGCATGACCCCGGTGTACAAGGCGGAGGTTTTTGATTTGGCGGGTGTGCATCGCTTTGACTGGGCGGCGGGGCGGCTGATTCCCGAGGAAGAATGTCATTTCCCGTATATGCAGCACGTTTTGCCGAATGGTGATTTTGAGGGTGTGAACTGGGCGCGGATTCCGTTGATTCCGTTTAAGCTGAACGAGCGCGAGCTGCCGCTTATTTCGCGTGTGAAGTGCTTGCAGGACGCTCTGAATCAGATGTTATCGCGGTTTCAGAACGCCTTGGAGGAGGATGCGCACAACACGGTGCTGGTTATCAAGAATTATGACGGTACGGATTTGGACGAGTTTCGGCACAATTTGGCGGCTTATGGGGCTGTCAAGGTGAAAACCGTGGACGGCGGCGGGGGCGGCATTGAGACGCTCTCGATTGATGTTGACGCGGATAATTATGAGAGTATTTTAGATGTTTTGAAGGACGCGATTATCGAGAACGGCATGGGCTTCGACTCCAAGCTGGACAAGTCTTACCGGACGACGAATGAGCTGAATATTAAGTCAATGTACAGCGATATTTGTTTGGATGGGAACGATTTTGAGACAGAATGGCAGGCTTCCTTTGAGGATTTGCTTTGGTTTGTGCAATGCTATCTCGCGAATGTGGGGCGCGGCGATTTTGTGGGCGAGCCTTGGCGGTTGATTTTTAACCGTGACATTATGATTGATGAGAGCGAGGTCATTGAAAATTGTCAGAAGTCGATTGGCGTTATTTCTGACCGCTCGATTGTGGCGCAGCATCCTTGGGTGAACGATGTGCAGGGCGAGCTGGAGCGTTTGCGCAAGCAGCGGGAGGCAAGCGAGGCTGTGAATAAAAATACAGCGGAATGAGATTGGAAGTGATGTGCGTGAAGATTGAGGCGGTGATTTGGAACGGCCGGGAATGGGTCGTGCCGCCGCTTTTGGACGAGCCGAAGCTACAGCGGACGGCGAATGCAGCTGCTGTTTTGGATATATCCGTTGTGAAGGCGGGGGCGCTTAGCTTTGACGAGGGCGCGGGCGTGTGTTTGCTGGCAGATGGCGAGGTGATTTTCAAGGGCAGGGTGTTTGAGAAGCAGCGCACTCAGCCAGAGATCATCAAGGTGCGTGCTTATGACCAGCTGCGGTATTTGCAGAACCGCGATAGCTGCGTGTTTAGTAATTTTACGGTGGCGGACATGCTGCGGCGTATTGCGGCGGACATGAATTTGTCGCTAGGGGATGTGGCTAATTGCGGGCTTGTTTTTGGAACGAGGACGTATGACAATCGGCGTTATTTGGATATGCTGACCGAGATTTTGCAGGAGGTTTTGCAGGCGAAGTCGTGGCATTATTATTTGTTTGATGAGGGCGGCAAGGTTTGTTTGCGGAGCTGTCGGGATATGCAGGTCAACATCGTGCTTGAGCCTTCGACCATCGGCGGGTATAATTATGCAACTTCTTTGGATGATGATTTTTACAACCGTGTCAAGGTCATTTACGAGGACAAGCGCAAGGGGCTGCGGCGGCAGTATGTTGCCGAGAATGCGGAGTCGATTGCTAAGCGCGGCGTTTTGCAGTACGTTTCTAAGAGCGCGACGGCGGAGACGCAGACCTTGGCGACGGCGCGGGAGCTTTTGCAGACCTATTGCAAGCGGGCGGATTCGCTGACGGTCAGTAATGCCGTGGGGGATATTCGGGTGCGCGGCGGTTCGATGGTTGGGCTGCGCATGAGCTTGGGCGACCAAGTTTATGACGGCTGGGCGCTAGTGAAGAATGTTGTACATTATTTTCATGGCGGCGAGTGCTTGATGGATGTGGAGTTGGATATTACAGAGTTGTATTAGATTGGCAGAAGGGCAAGAGCGGCGCATCTGCGGTGGCAGAAGGGCAACAGCACAGCATCTTTTGGCTTGTTCTCTGCTCGGTTGGTCAACGTACAGACGTACGCCTCCCGTCCCTCGCATTCGTACGGATGGTTGCATGAAATGCAATCCGTAGGATTGCTAACGTCCGCAACCGAATCCCTTCGGGACACCAAAATCTGCAGCACTCTTGCCGCTTCTGCTGGGGGCGTTCTCTCAGTCACCTACGGTGACAGCTCTTCCAGAGGGAGAGCCAAGTAACGGAGGTAGTTGGTTGTGAGTGAAAGGGGGCTGTCCGGCGAGTGAGTTGGGAGGTTGCGCATGCCCTCTCAGTCTCGCTTCGCTCGACAGCTCCCCCAAAGGGGCGAGCCAAGTAACGAAGGTAGTTGGTGGTAGGTTATGTGGGTTGCCCGGCGAGAGGTGCATAAGCGAGGGAGACTAAGAGGGAGAATATGCTAGGTGAGGGGTTGTGGCACGTAATGGTGATTTTGTTAAATGGCTGAAACGTATTGCCTTTGCAAAATTGCTGACATGATAACGATTTTATGGAAGAGTAGCGCAAACGTATTTTCATGTTGTGAATTACTTAACATATAAAATCTGCCTTGATTTTAAGATAAACTAACTAAACCTTCGGAGAGAAGCAGTCGAGCGAGCGCCGTAAGGCGCGAGCTCGACCCAAACAAAAAACAAGTGCGAATATTTCTCTCGACTTTGAGGAGAGAAATGTTCGCACTTGTTGTGGGGCAGAAGCCCAATAGCGGCACATCTGCGGTGTCATGTGGTACTAAGGCTCGGCTCGCATACTATCAGTATAGCTCCCTCGCCTTAATACCACATTCCTTGCATCTGCACCACTCTTGAACTTCTGCTGGTGTTGGATTGGCGCGGAAAATTTTGAGATTAGATTTTTTTCAATTTGTTGTGAAGGAGACAAAATGTATCATTTTTTTATTGGGGATATGGAGCTGCCGTTAGCGCCGGATAAATATACGTTGAGCTTGCCGAATAAGAATCAGCTTTTGACGTTGGCGGATGGGTCGGAGATGAATTTGTTGCGACCGAGCGGGCTGCGGCAGATCAGCTTTGAGATTTTGCTGCCGTATTTTACGGATTCGCCGTTGGTGCGGAACGGGGTGACGGTGTATCGTCCGATTTATTACTTGAACAGGCTGGCGGAATGGGCGGCGGCGGGCGAGCCGCGGCGTTTGATTGTGTATCGCTCCTTGCCGAATGGTGAGGAGATTTTTAATACCAATTTGCTGGTAAGCCTTGAGAGTTATCAGGTTTTGGAGGACGCTGATTTGGGGTTTGACGTGCGGGTTGCCGTTGTTTTGCGGGAATATGTGGCGCGGCAGACGAAAAAATATAATGGCAGTTTGTAATTTTATGAGTTTGTGCATGGGGAGTGAGTGACGTGAAGAGTTGTGCGGGGCTTGCCGAGACGGTCGTCAGGCTGGCGGGGCGTGCCGTGGAAAATGCGGAGGGCGTGAGCTTCATGTTTGGCGAGGTCGCGAGCGCTTATCCTTTGCAGATTTTGGTGGAACAGCGCTTGCTGCTGCCGGAGGATGTGTTGATTTTGACCGAGCCTGTGATTGCAGAGGCGATTTTGCGCAAGGATGAGGACGGGAAGGAGATTCCCAATTTATACGACGTGACGCATAAGCTTGCACGCGCGGACAGGGTTTTGCTCGCGAAGGTGCAGGGCGGTCAGGCGTACGTCGTGTTGAGCAAGATTTATCCGACAGAGCTTTTGGAAGGCTGATTGGGACGGCGGAATCGTAGGATGAATTTTGGCGGAAATTTGGTGGATTGAGCTTCCGAAAAAGGGGGTGAGGATGTGGCAGATTTGAATAATTTTACGGATTTTTTGGATTTGTGGGATTCAGAGGATTGGGAAAAATTTGCGGACGTTGCGGCAGGCTTCTTGGGCGAGGAAATGGACGAGCGCCGGGAGAAGCGGGCGGCAGACAAAACTGCGAAAAGCGTGGATTTGTCGGATTATGTAGAATGGTTGAGTGCGGCGGAGAACGGCGCGGGAGAGTCGGAGAATTTAAGCGGCGTTGACGGATTGAGCGGATTTTGGTTTGCGCGGCAGGACGGCGAGGATGAGTTGTCGGCGGGGAGCGTGCCACGGAGCGGAGACGGTGAGCGGAACGCGGCAGGTCGCGGGCTGTCGGAGGACGGCGGGGTGGCGGCTGTGCTTGAGTGGTTTGGTGGCTTTGGTCGGGAGCAGTCGGCGGACGAGACGGAGACAGATTATGACGGTTTGGCGGCGCATGTCGGCGAGCGCGGAGACGAAGGCTTGTTGGCGATTGGCAGAAACGGGCGCGGCAGAAAAGCAGATGGCGAGCTGGGCGGAGCCGATGTGTTTGGCGGAGACAGCGGAGTTGCCGGAGTTTTTGCAAGTGACGAGGATGTTGCGGTCGGTGGCTTGGCGGCGGGAAATTTTGGCGGATTGTGGTCGGAGGACAGCTTCGCGGGAATTAATGCCGCGGGAGAATCCTTACATTTGACAGGTGGCGTTGGTGATAATGCTCTTGGCGGCGGGATTGCCGATGTAATCTCGGATGGAATTGCGAGTGGAATCGCGAGTGGAATTGTGAATGGCGCAGACAGGGCGCGGAGTGCGGCAGGTTTGCGGGATTTGGCGGATGATGTCGAGATGGGCGCTCATGCCGAGGCGGAGCAGGGCGCGTTTTGGCGCATGTTTGCGGCGGATAGCGGTTGGACGGTTGGTGATAATGAAAATGCGGCGCGGCAGCGGGTTGTCGAAGCGCCCGAAAATGCGGATTTTGTGACCGGTGATAGCGGTATAAATATGCGGCAGGTTGGGCGGCAGAATGTGGATTCGGCGGAGAAATCAGCGGATATGCCGGATTTGGATGCGCTGGCGGATTTGGTAATCGAGCGGATTGAGGAAGGGCTGCAAATTGCCTTGAATAGCAGGTCTTTTGTTGGTTAGGATTGTGGATAGGCAGGATTTTGGTTGGTTTGGAATGTGAATTGGCAGGATTTTGGTCGTGCCGGATTTTTAATCGGAGGTGTTTTTCTGTGGGTGATTTGGCGAGATTTTTTGCGCAGGCGGCGAAGCGTGAGAATTTGCGCGTTGCGGTGTCGGCGCGGTTTGTGGATGAGGCGGGCGAGCCGATTTTGTGGGAGCTGAAGCCGCTCTCGGCGGCGGATATGCAGAGCTATTTGGCGGATTGTGCGGCAAAGCGCGAGTTTGCGGGCGGGCGGCTCAAGCAGGAGGAGATTATGCTGGGGCTGCTGGCGAAGTCCGTCGTGTACCCGGATTTGCAGGACGCTGAGTTGCAGGACAGCTATGGCGTGATGGGTGCGGAGAATTTGCTGCTCGCAATGCTTTCGCCGGGGGAATATCGGGCGTTGCAGAAGGCCTTTGAGGGGCTGAATATGCAGGGTCTGCCCGCGGAGAGGGTGGCGCAGGCAAAAAACTGATTCGGACCGGCGACTGTGAGGTGCGGGCGGCTCTGGTGGCAATGCTGCGCTGGGGCTGGAAGCCGAGTGACTTCTTGCTGATGGGGGAGGGGGAGAGGGCGTTTGTGGTTGCTGGTCTGGAATTGGAAGGACAGAAGCGCAAATAGCGGAAGCAGAAGCTCAATAGCGGCACATCTGCTGTGTCATGTGGTACTAAGGCTCGGCTCGCGCACCATTAGTGCAGCTCCCTCGCCTTAATACCACATTCCTTGCATCTGCACCACTCTTGCGCTTCTGTGGGTGTCGGAAGTAGTGGCACATCTGTTGTGTTAAGCCCTCTCAGTCTCGCTACGCTCGCCAGCTCTCCCAAAGGGAGAGCCAAGTAACGAAGATTGATGGGTGGTAGGTGAAAGATGGTGTCCGGCGTGTGAGTTGCGAGATGGTTTTTATTGCTGATTGTTTAATATGATAGGTACGAACTAAAATTTAAGATAATGTAACTAAATCCCGGAAAGAAGTAGTCGAGCGAGCGCCGTAAGGCGCGAGCTCGACCCAAACAAAAAGGGGCGAATATTTTTCTCGACTTATAGGAGAGAAATATTCGCCCCTTGCGGGGGTTGCGTTGAAAATACCGCCTGAGTCGGCGGAATAAAAATAGACGGCGCAAGGGCAGGGGGGAGGCTGCCATAAAAGCCAGCGCAGGGAGAATTTTGGTTGGAAGAATTTTTGTAGGACTGAAATTTGAGAAGGAGAGCAAAGATGGAAGAAATTTTGCAGAGGCTCTTTGGCGATGTTGTCAATGAGCAAAATTATGCCGAGTTTCAGAAGGAACTGGGCAAGAAATTCGTGGCGAAGAGCGATTATAACGCCAAGGTCGCGGAGTTGAAGGGCTTGCAGGAGCAGGTCGGCAGCTTGGAAGGGCAGGCGGCGGAGCGTGAGCAGCTTATTAAGCAGGTCGAGGCTTTGCAGGATGAGCTGGCGGCTTTGCAGGCGGAGAGTGCGGCGAGCTTGCAGCAGCTGCGTGTGGACAATGCCGTGGAGAAGGCTTTGTTGGCGGCGGGGGCGAAGAATGCTGTCGCCGTGCGTGCTTTGCTGGATTTGAGTGAGCCGGAGTTCGTGGACGGTGAGCTGGTTGGCTTGCAGGAGCAGATTAAGGCGCTTCGTGAGGCGGCGGCAACGGCGTTTTTGTTTGCCAAGCCTTTCTCGGGGGAGGCGGCGAACTGGCAGGGCTTTGTGCCTGCGGCTGCGGGGGATTTGCAGGACATGGACGCGGACGGGGGCTTTCGTTTGCGTTTGGCGCAGGCTGCGGCGGCGCAGGACAGCTTGGAGGCTATTCGGATTAAGCAGGAGGCGGCGGCGAAGGGGATAAAAATGCCCTGCTAAGGGCAGAAGTCAAATAGCACACCATCTGCGGCGTCATCATTGAATATGGTTCGGGTCGCGCACTACTAGTGCAGCTCCCTCACCATATCCAACGATTCCTTGCATCTGGCGCACTCTTTGACTTCTGCGGAGGGGCGGCTGTTCTTGCCCTCTCAGTCTCGCTTCGCTCGCCAGCTCAGCGCAAGGCATGGACATTCGTAAGGCAGCAAGCTGCCAACGACTGTCGCATCCCAGAGGGAGAGCCAAGTAACGAAGGTAGGATTTTGGTGGGTGATTGGGGATTTTCCGGCGTGTGAGTGGAGATCTGGTTGTTATTGTTGATTGCTTAATATGATAGGTACGAACTAACATTTAAGATTATGTAACAAAACCCCGGAAAGAAGCAGTCGAGCGAGCGCCGTTAGGCGCGAGCTCGACCCCCAAATTAAAACAAGCATGAATATTTTTCTCGACTTATAGGAGTGAAATGTTCATGCTGGTTGATGGCAGAAGCCAAATTGCGGCGTAATGCGCACACTTGAACTTCTACATGGGGTGAAATGGCGGAAAAAGAATGTATTATTGAAAATGCAAGATAATTGCAAAAATTAGTAAAATTGGCGTAAAAAGAAGAAAAATGAGCTAAAATCGAGATTGTTTGCAAAGAAAGAAAACGAGCTAAAATCGAGATTACTCGATATGAATTAAAATTTGAAAGGAATGATTTTTTATGACACAAGTAAGTAATATTGGTAACACATGGAATTTGCCCAACTATGCGGGCGAACTTTTTTCGGCGGATGCGATGCAGACCCCGCTTTTGTCGATGATTGGCGGGCTTTCCGGCGGCAGACAGACAACGAACTTTGAATTCCCGACGGCGGTATTGTTTGACTATCCCGAGGCGGCGCAGCCGAGCATTTCCGAAGAGGCGGCGGCTGTCGCACCGACTGCGGAGATGGCGGCACGTTCGCAGGAAAGCAACGTCGTGCAGATTCACCAAGAGGTCATCAACCTGACCTACGCTAAGCAGAGCAACAGCGGGCGCATGAGTGGTCTGAACACGGCGGATGTAGAGCCGAGCGTTGCCGACGAGCGCGCTTTTCAGGTGCAGCACAAGCTTATCAAGATTGCGCGTGATGTGGAGCACAGCTTCATCAACGGCAAGTATCAGAAGAGCACTGCGAGCAATGTTGCGAACAAGACGCGCGGCTTGCTGGAGCTTTGCAGCGGCGGCACGACTTTGGACGCGAAGGGTGCGGCGCTCAGCAAGGACATGTTGCAGCAGGTGTTCCGCGAAATGGCGAATAATGGCGCGTATTTCAATAATATGGTGATGTTTTTGCCAGCCTATCAGAAGCAGGCGCTTTCCGAAATTTACGCCTCGCAGCTGACTGGCACGGCGATTTATTTGCCGAGTCAGCGCATTGTCGGCGGCGTGAATATTACCGAGCTGGAAACGGATTTTTGCCGCATGGGCATTTGTTGGGACAGATTTATGCCTGCGGACAGTATTTTGATTGCGGATGTGGCTCATATTGCTCCCGTTTTTCAGGCTGTGCCCGGCAAGGGTGTGCTTTTTGAAGAAGAGCTGGCTAAGACCGGGGCGGCTGACAAGATTCAGCTTTATGGGCAGATTGGTTTGGCGCATGGTCCGGCTTTTCTGCACGCTTCCATTACCGGGCTTGCTTGCGGCGCGTAAACAGGCGGCTTCCGAATAAGTTTTTATAAGGCTGTATAAGGCTTTATTGGAGCGGTTGTTATTGGGAGGTGATTTGCGTGGTCGAGATTACGGAAATTGCGGAAAGAGCGGAGAACGCAGGAAACGCAGGGAACGCGGGAAACGCAGAGAAAGCAGGAATTTCGGAGAACGCAGAAATTGCGGAGAACACAGGGATTGCAGGAAATGCGGAAAACGCAGAGATTGCAGGAGTTGCGGCAAATGTAGGGATTGCGGATGTCGTGGAAGATGTTGTCAATGCGGCTGATGATTCGGATTGTGATTTGGTTGCGGAGTTGCGAGCGCGTTTGGCGGACTTTGGTTATGCGGCGGATTTGTTGGCTGAGGAGACTGATGCGACGTTGCAGCGGTT